TGCGTACACCGCCGAGGCCCTGCGACGTCTCACCAATCAAGTGGCCCAAGTGATCCAAGTGACCCACAAACGGCCAGAAACCGATCACACAATCGAGCTGAATAAATGAATGACCTGCTGAAAACAAATCGGTGTCCTCACGACATCGCCGAGAAGCTGGACATCCCACTGGCCAAGGCGCGCAAGATGGTGATGGACTGCAATTTTGAACTTGAGGGCTGGGGCCGGCCGGGGCTGCAGAAGCACATCATCTCCCGCAAGCGGTCCACGGCCAGCTGGCCCCAGCACCACCGGGAGCGGATCCATCAGTTTCAAAAGCTCCACGATCAGGGGCGCATCAACATTTGTCAGGGTAAGGACGGGGACTTCTGCATTCTCTATGCCCTCCCCAACCGTGTTCAGATCTCGCGGGATCCATACTTTTTCGTGGAAAGGGGCTACTGATGCTGATCGGAATTGTAGGCAAGAAGGGGGCCGGTAAGGACACCGCGGCCGAGGGTCTTCTGGAGATGGGGTTCGTCAACCTGAAGATGGCGGATACCCTGAAGGATATGCTGCGGGCGTTGTACGCCTGTGCGCAGATCCCGATCGAGATGGTTGAGCGGAAAGTTGAGGGGGACTTGAAAGAGGTCCCCTGTGACATTCTTCAAGGTCAGACGCCCCGCCACGCGATGCAAACATTGGGGACAGAGTGGCGCAACATGATCGGGCGCGACCTCTGGACCGACATTTGGCGATCTCGTCTCGAGGCATGTGCCCGCGAGGGACGGCCCGTTGTCTGCACTGACATCCGGTTTCAGCATGAGCTCGACCTGCTGACGGAACTGGGTGGGTTTGCCATTCGTATCGAACGCCCCGATCTGTTCTCCACAGATGGGCACATTTCTGAGACGGAAATGCTGGATCTGCAGGTGGACGTCGTTCTCACCAACGATGGCGAAAAAGAAGATCTCCAGATCGCCATGACCTACCTCTTAACTTCAGGACTTCTCAAATGACCACAACTGTTGAAATGATCGCAGACTCGATATCCCCCGAGGGTATTCGTCTGCCAACCATGGTGCTCCGGAACCCCCGGATGATCCACTCCGAGTTCATGACCCACCGTGTGGTTTCACGAAACGCCTCATCCTCCCGGGCCATCCCCCTGAAGCGGGCCCGGGCCGACATCCGGAACGACCCCGCCTATCCAGCTTCATGGGGGTCGAACCAGCGTGGTATGCAGGCCGGCTCAGATCTCTCTGGCTGGCGTCTGGGGCTGACCAAAGCCGCATGGAACCACCATCGGCGCATGTCCTTGTTCTGCTCCTGGCTCACCGAGAAGGCCGGGGCCCACAAACAAATCGGCAACCGCCTGACCGAGACCCACAGCCACATCTCACTGGTGGTGACGGCCACGTCATAGGCCAATTTCGAGGCCCTGCGGGACCACCCCGATGCGGATCCCACGATCCAGCTGACCGCCCGGGCCATTAAGGAGTGTATGGCCGCTTCGACCCCCACGCTGTTGCACCCGGGTGAGTGGCATCTTCCCTTCGTCAAGGAATACGAACAGGAGAGCTTCACTCTGGCGGAGTGCAAGGTCATGTCCGTGGCCCGCACCGCGCGTATCTCCTACAACACCCATGACGGCAAGCACTCCTCACTGGAGAATGACCAGCTTCTCTATGACCAGCTGATGGGGTTCCCGGTCCATGCCTCACCTTTTGAGCATCAAGCGACCCCGGACAAGAAGTGGTCCCGCAACCGCTGGGGCAAGCCCGATCTTCATGGGAACATCTATGGTTGGATACAGCACCGCAAGATGATCGAGGGGGAGGCCATCCATGAGTACTGATGTCCAATCCCATGGCCTGATGGCCCCCATCCTCTCGTTCACTGGGGACCGGGAGGAAATCTGTGAACTGATCTGGGAGGACCGGTCGGCCCTTCGGGTCAACTATGAGGGAACACTGGCCTATATCGACAATGGCGGGCGGTCGACAGACGTCCTGCATTTCACCAGTGGGGTCTCCCCCGAGGAACTGGGGCTGGCCGGGATCCCTTACAACATCATGATCGCGATCGACAGGGCCCGGTCCTTCCATTGCACTTGGTACAACGGCAGCGACAGCCCAATGGACACCCTCACCCTTGAGGAATTTTACCGCAGAACGGAAGGCCTATCATGAACCGCTATCAACAGAACTGCCTCACCACCGAGAGCCTCAACTGGCACCAGCCTGATACCCGGTTGCTCCATGCATCCATGGGACTGGTCACCGAAACGGCGGAACTTCTCGCCTTCACGGACCGGGTGAACTTCCTTGAAGAGCTGGGAGACATCCTCTGGTACATCTCAGTGGGCACAGACACACTGCAGTGCACCTTGGTCGAGCTGGATGACCTGACCCCGGACCTGAACGGGGACGAAGAGCTGATTGAGATGATGGTCACGGACGCCGCGGACATCCTCGACCGGATGAAGAAGTCCATCTTCTACGGCCGGGGTCTCGATCGTCTGACACTCCTGCAGAAGTTCGCGGCCCTGCTGTCCTGTGTTGAGCTCATGGCCATCACTGTGAACTCCAGCCTCGAAGAGGTCATGGATCTGAACATCAAGAAACTGCAGCGCCGGTTCCCCGACAAAGAGTTCAATTCCCACCACGCCAACAACCGGGATGTTGCGGCGGAAATGTCCGAATTTTAATACTTGCCTGAGTCCAGTCGGTACTAGATATTGACTGGACATTTACTTCCAATCAAAGGACGACAATTATGAAAGACGTGGCTTCACCCGCCTCGGACCGATTTTCTGCGGCTATCTCTAAGGAGATATGGGCCCTGAAATACCAGCTCAAAAACCATGATGGTACCATTCTGGACCATGATGTGACGGACACCTGGAAGCGCATCGCCCACCATTTGGCTTCATGTGAAGCGGAGCAGGTGCGGGGCCAATACGAACAAGAATTTTTCGACGCTTTGGAAGACTTCAAATATCTGACGGCCGGCCGGATCACCGCCGGGGCCGGGACGGATCGCAGTGTGACCCTGTTCAACTGCTTCGTCATGGGAACGGTGCCTGACTCGATGTCAGGGATCATGGACATGCTCAAAGAAGCGGCATTGACCATGCAGCAGGGCGGCGGGATCGGCTATGATTTCTCAACCATCCGCCCCAAGGGAGCCGAGGTCAAAGGGGTCTCCGCAGATGCCTCTGGCCCTCTGACGTTCATGGATGTCTGGGACACCATGTGTAAGACGATCATGTCTGCCGGGTCGCGCCGGGGCGCGATGATGGCCACGATGCGCTGCGATCACCCAGACGTGGTGGATTTCATCACCGCGAAGGAAGATCCCAAGCGCCTGCGCAACTTCAACGTCTCCGTCCTGATCACCGATGCCTTCATGAATGCGGTCGAGTGTGGCAAGAATTGGGACTTGGTGTTCGGCGGTAAGACCTACGCTACCGTCCCTGCGCAGGAGCTCTGGGACCTGATCATGACCTCGACCTATGCTCAGGCGGAGCCGGGTGTCATCTTCATCGATCGCATCAACCAGATGAACAACCTGAAATATTGTGAGACCATTGCTGCGACCAACCCTTGTGGTGAGCAGCCTCTGCCACCCTATGGTGCCTGCCTTCTGGGCTCCATCAATCTGGCAAAAATAGTCAAGGCCCCGTTCACGGACAAAGCTCAGATCGACCAGAAGGAGCTCAAGAAACTGGTCCACTCTGCGGTACGGATGATGGACAACGTCGTGGACGTGTCCAAGTTCCCCCTGCCAGAGCAGGAAAAGGAGGCCAAGGCCAAGCGTCGTATCGGTCTGGGTGTCACAGGTGTCGCGTCAGCACTGGCCATGTGTAAGATCGCCTATGGATCTGAAGAGTCAGAGGCCCTGTTGGGTCAGTGGATGCATCAGATCGATGTCGAGGCCTATGAGGCGTCTATCCTCTTGGCCCAAGAGAAGGGGTCCTTCCCCCTCTTCGATGCCGACAAAATCCTCGAAACGGGTACCCACGCCTCGATGTTGCCTAAGGGCACCCGGGAGCGCATCCGCAAGCATGGCCTCCGCAATGCTCTGCTGACGTCCATTGCCCCCACGGGCACCATCAGCCTCTATGCCGGGAACGTCTCCTCAGGGATCGAGCCCATGTTTGCCCACAGCTACATTCGAAAGGTGACCCAGCGTGACGGAACCAAGACAGAAGAGTTGGTGGAAGACTACGCTGTGGCACTATTTCGGGAGCTTCATGGCGACATTGATCTTCCGGATTATTTTGTCACCGCCCAAACTCTGTCTCCATTGGATCATGTCCGTATGCAGGCCGTTGTCCAACGGTGGGTTGATAGTTCCATCTCCAAAACCATCAACTGTCCCGAAGACATCAGCTTTGAGGACTTCAAAGAGGTCTATCTGGAAGCGTGGAAACTCGGATGTAAGGGCTGCACTACCTACCGCCCCAACGACATCACGGGTTCCGTCCTCTCGGTTGAAACCAAGGAAGAGAAGCCTGCCCCAGTAACGGGTCCGATCCTTGCCCAGCGTGACGAGGCCATGGATGGCCAGACGTACAAATTCAAATGGCCTGAGCTGCCGCATGCATTTTACGTCACCATCAACAACGACACTGCTGGCAACCCTTTCGAGATCTTCGTGAACTCCCAGAACATCGAAACGCAGGCAGACATGACGGCCTTGACCCGCATGATCTCGGCTGTGTTCCGGCGGGGCGGGGACATCTCGTTCATCTCGCAGGAGCTGAAACAGATCCACGACCCCCGTGGTGGTGCTTGGGTGGGCGGATCTTACGTGCCCTCTCTCACTGCAGCCATTGGGGGTCTCATCGATCGCCATACCGGCAAGGCCACCGTGGCCACCGGTGCAACCTGTCCCTCTTGTTCAGAGCCCACCCTGATCAAGATCTCTGGCTGTCCTACCTGCCAGAGCTGCGGCTATTCCAAGTGTGGGTAAGGAGAAGCTATGCTTGAGATTTTTCACTTCATCTTCAGTTCATTCTGGATCTGGCTGGGAACTGTCATCCTGATTGCCACCATTGCCACGGCGATCGCCGCGGCCCGAGGTAAATAAAAAAGAACCCCGGCTCATTACTGGGCCGGCGTTCTAAATTTTCATTCACAAAGGAAACTACCATGAAGACTCTCGCAAAGAAGTACCCCACGGCCACCGAATTTCTGACGGTGAGCAACGCCCCCGGTCTCGCCCAGATGCTGGGGATGTTCTACCGGTGCTCGGATCTGGATCTGGCTTTGGGTACAAACAGTGCTTGTAACAACTGGGTCAACGAACGGGCCGTACCCTCCCGCCGGATGGAGGAAAAAGCCCAGAGTTTCCTAAAGGGTGTATCCGGGCCAGCCGGAACACCACAAGTTGCGGAAGCGGCCCTCCCCCCTGAGGATGACGCGACCATATACATGGTCGTCTACACAGGGACCCGGAAAAGGCAGCTGGAGAAAGTCCTGGATCGGATGTTTCATTGTGAGGTGATGGAACTTGACTGATTTCGAAAAACTCGTTCTCAATCTCGTTCAATTGAGCCAGAGGGATCCTAGCACAGCTGATGATCCAACCGGTGGGTCGGGATAAACGTCGAGGTCACGTCCTCATGGGTGACCTTGAGGATCAGGACGTTGACCCCGTCCATGGAGCTGTAAAAGTCCTGGCTCTCAGGAAAGTCAGGGGCCTCATCCACGAACTCAATATAGTGGTTCAGGAAGAGGCCCTCGTGATCCGGGCACTCGTACTCGGCAAAGATCTTCACCAACACTTCAACCACCTGTGCAGACCCCTGTCATACGCGCGTCCAAGAGATTGAACCACTGGACGAACTCCAGAGGCGCAGCGCCAAGCGCCTCCCAAGGGAGGCTGATCCGCATCTCCCCGTAAGCCCTACACCCCGCCCCAATCACCATCGCGCCGGCGCATGCGCTCAACGAGATCGCCAGAAGAAAGCCCATAAGTCTCTGCTTGTTCATGGTAGATAGCACGTCGTCCCTCCTTATCCCGCTCGAAGCTCTCGAGCGCGTCCTTGTCTTTCTGTTGAGCCCCGCCACGCCGGAAGACTTCGGCCAAGATGACGAGGATGGTGAAAGCCCCGGCCACATAGGGCCAGAGTTTATTCATGAGGACAGTCATCATCGGGAGAGGTTCCTTCCGGTCTGCGCGTCAACCACCCGGGCCTTGCGGATCTCTCGCATGATCTGTTTGCCGTAGCGCGTGACCAAGATGATCAGCCCCCCGATCAGCAGGATGGGCCAATACTGAACGAACAGCCTCTGCACTGTATCAAGGGCCCCTTCTGCGGCCCCGATCGACCGGGCGGTCTCCAGCACGGCCGTGACGGACAAACCCCCCGCCGTCATAGTCTCGGCCCCGCTCAGCAGACCCTCGGCCTTCTTGGCGTTCTTGATGGTGGATGACCCCCGGGCCTCCAGATCGGCCTCTGTGACCTCGCGCAGGGGACGGGCCTTCGCTTTGAGCATGGCCGCACGTGAGCCATCCCCCACAACCCCGTCCGGGGTCAGCCCCTGATCAGCCTGAAAGGCCATGGTGGCGTCCCGGGTCCGGGCCCCGAAGTGTTTGTCGGTGTGGCCCACGGCGTATCCCAGATCCCGCAGCTGTACCTGCCAGTCCAACACCAGCTGCCCCCGGCTCCCCATCTTCAGGATCGGAAGGTGAAGAGGGATCGGCTGACCGGTGATCTCTGAGGCGTAGAACTTGACCCGCTCCCGCAGATAGTCCCCAACTGGGAACGCGCCCCGCAGCTCAGGCTTGAACGGCAGACGGGTCAGATCCCACTTGCCGCGCTGCTTGATCCCCAACCGGGGCTGGACCTCGGCGTGGGTGAGGCAGGTGTTCTCGTTGATCGGGATACCATACTGCAGGTGTTTTTCAGCCACCATGGCACAGTGACGCTCGAACTGGTGCTCATTAATGGGGGAGGGACCCGAAAAATAGGGGCTCTCAGTGGCTTCTCGCATCCCGCATAGGGCCATGCCCATGGATCCTGTGTTGAGGTTCAGGGTGTGGGCCGCATAGTCACCATCTGATGTGACCATGTTGTCCTCAATTTCCTCGGTCCCATGGACGTAGGACCCATCATCCTGGGTCAGCACATGGTAGTGTTCCTTGTCCAAGGCAGAGGCTTTGCCCCCGCCGGCGGTCCAGTGGGTGATTGATCGTTTCATCATAGTGCAACCTTCGTTCTGAATTGTTCACCCTTTTCCTTGTGGAAGGTGATGCTGAGCATGGACGCCGCTTGGTCATAGCCAGTTGAAGCGGCGTAGTGATCCCGGGGGCAGACAGGTTCCATGCGTTCCCAGTAGATCCCCGGGTACCGCTTGGCCTCTCGGCTGTGGAAGTGTCCTGTGAAGAGGTATCGGTGTTTCGACTGGCCCCAGAGCTCGGCGTATTCCGCGGCAAAGAACATGACCAGATCGTTCTCTTTGCGCTTGTGCCCGTGGTGGACCGTGATCAGGTTCTTGCCAAATACGAAGACCGAAAACTCGATCTGGCTCAGGTTGATGTTGACCCACTCATGGTTGAGGAACCGGTAATAGAGCGCCACAGAGATCGTGACCCAGTTCTTAGGATCATGGTTACCCGGGACGCTGATGTATTCCACCCGCTGGTGCTTCGTGAGCAGCATCTCAATGGCCTGAGCGATCACCTCGACACTGGCATGCACCGTGGAGAAGTTGCGCGAGGCCACATCCAACACGTGCTTACTGGCCGGGGTCGCATTCTCATCGTCATCCGCGTGTGTGAAGTCGCCACCATTCACAAACAGAGCCAGCTCAGAAGCGGGCGTCGTGGCCAGCAACTGGGAGAAGCCGTCCAGCAGGCGGGTCTGGGCGCTCTCCAGATCGATGTCCTCACCACTGGCCCCGGCATAGGCCCTGAGGCCAAGGTGGACATCGAACAGGGGATAAACACTCATCAGGTCTTTCAGGACGACCCGGGGCTTTGTGATCAGGGGGGCTTTGGGGATCTCCAGAAAGGCCTCGTGGACCTGATCGATGAAGCTGGTCTCTTCTTCTTGCTTGGGCTTGAGCTGGATGGAGTAGGTGGTGCCCTCCCCTTTGGTCTTCACCCAGATAAGATTGGGGGTCATGCCGGTGTGCGCGGCCTCCATGGCCTCGACCACAGCAGGGTCTTTCTTGAGGATGCCTTGTAGACGATTCCGAACTGCTCTGCGGGATATCCCTAGGCTCTTGGCGATCTCATTTTGGCTGAGACCTTGGTTCTTGAGATCCAAGGCCTCTTGCTGATGTCCAGTCAAGCTCATGGGTTGTCCTCTAGTAACTCACCCTTTTCTACTTGAAGGGGACAAGTCTACCTAGAGATTTTACTTAGAGATTGCGGGTGCGGTCTTCGATCTTGTTGATCTGCACTTTGATGTGATCGATGTCATGCCGAAGTTCTGTGAGGTGCATGCCGTCAAATCCGGCCCACGCGCAGGTTAGGGGGGCCATCAGTGCGGGGGTACCCTCTTTCGAAGGGGAGGTACCCTTTCGGTTCATGTAAACCGCAAAGCCAATGAGCCCGGTGGCCAGTAGAAGAATCAGCGAAGTCAAACCGAGGTCCTTAAAAACTTCTCCTGTCGCCCGGATGGCATCAGGCAACCATTCCATAGAATCTCTCCCAGATAAGCTCCAATGAGTGGGCCAGTCGTCTGAGATTAGCCATGAAGATCGAAAAATAAATCACGGATAGCGATCCGTAGGTGTAAACGGCGGTGCTGCTGGGCTGGATCTGGAACACACTCGCGGAGAGGTTGACCAAGAATATCACTGCGAGGATGCAGGAGGTTCCTCGAACGATCGGGGTCCAGTACATCCCCCGGCCGTTGATACAAATCGCCACAGCGTACAGAAGGCCTGCGATCATCCCAGTGATTCCGATCACCCGCCAAGGTGGACCAATGTCCATGAGTAGGATCCAGTTTCGAAAGAAGTCAAAGGCCGCGGCGCTGACGGCTTCACCGGGACCCCATGAGAGAATCCAAAACCCCCACCCGAAGATAAAGGCGGCGGCGAAATATTCAATCGTCGACAGGTCTACTGTCCGAGGTTGGTAACTCACAACCGGATCTCCCGTGCGCCTTCAGAAATGAGACTCCGGTAAAGTTTTCCGGGGGTCTGTCGATGTGGTTTTTTCATATCTCTTCCATGGGCCATATGTTCGGAACAAAACCATTTCCCCTGGCGTTGCCAGTTAACTGGGGTGACACTCATTACAGCTCCAAGAGTATCATAGGGGAGGCCAATTTCTGAGTAGAGTTTATAGTAGATTTTCCCGAGGTCCCCTTTGATCTGCAGGAAGCGCCAGTGGTCTGGTTTCCATGTGATTTCCTTGATCCTCACGCAGTTCCCATCCCGTTTGGAAGCACTGAGGCACCGGTTGGTGGACCTGAGAACGCCCTCAGTCAGAAACTCAACATGGCTCTCCTGCTGCCACGACCTCGCGGCCGCGGACTGGGCCAGACGGATCACTTGATCCCTCCAGTTCCCAGTTGCTGTGTAAAAGGCAAAGATGGGCACGGGCATGGGTTATGGCCAGTGCCTATCTGCTGCATAGTCTACGGGGATAGGGTCCATCACAATCAACGCATCTCGTGCAGCCATGATGGCCCCAGATGCCAGTGCGAATTGCTCTGCAAGGTACAAGACACGGTCCGCCTGCTCATCAAGTGTACGCCCTTTTCCTGCGGCCAATGATGCCAGCAAAGGTGCCGTGGTCGATCCCGCTTTAATGGCGTCTGCCTCTTTGACTTGAGTTGCCCACGTTTCACGTTCCTGCCGTTCATATCCTGCGGCTAAGGCTTCAAGTTTTTGGCCCATGAGCTTTTGAACATCCGCAGCCGTGGGTGCCACTTTTTCCATATAATACCCAAGCTGGTTCAACAGTTGCTGGGATGGAATATCCCCAGCATAACCAATATTCGAATGAGCATCTTTGAATTGAGCAAGTGTATAAATATCACCTTCTGAATTTTTGATTATATATGTCATCAGTACCCCCTAATACCTTCTAGTTTCGCCGTAAGGATATAGGTCGCACCGCTGTCATGAGTTGCGAACCTATATATATTTGGTCCAATAGATGGAGATAAGTTTGGAGATTTTAGGGAACCAACACCTGTACCTACTGGAAAAGAAACAGCATGAGAAGAAGCTCCTAGATTGTATTTCCACAGGCCACCACCTCCTGCTGCATACAAGACGTCTCCGGTGTCGTTGAAGCAAACAAGGTAAGGAGTACTTGTACCAAATTCGGGAAAATGTTCGTAATCTGATATAGTCCCCACTGTAGTAATATCGTAGGGAACACTTAGTACGGCCTGATACGTCTTTTTAGTTCCAGAGCTTGAAAAGGTCCAGTATATCCGATTTCCTGTGGGGCTAATCCCGAAGGAATTGGGGTTGTAACCAGACAGGCTAAAACTATCGTTACTGTACGTTGCGGTGGATACATCAAAAGCAGTGCTTAAATTATACATGTAAACGATGTCTGTCGTACCGTCACAAATGAACATCTTAGTTCCATCTGACGAGATACCCATACCAATAGGGGATGTAATCAAAGGGGTAGTAAGATTATACGCAAGGGAATAGGTGCCAGTACTAACTTCGTAAGGGGTAGATAGAGTATATCGTAAAATCCTATCACCGGGCTGGTCGATCACATGCAGAACTGTGCCATCTGGACTTAGTGTGGAAGTATTAATACTGGTAGATTGCGCCGCAATCGACAAAGACGTGAACGCTAGACGAGTAGTCACGTCATAGGGTCTACGGAGTGTTACTTGATGAACCGTAGAGTCCGTTCCAGAATAATATAACCTACTACCGTCTGGGCTGAAATGGGGAAACCGGGGCAAACTGCCCGGCCAACTAGTTATTAATGTTCCCGTGTATGATAAGTTCTCGATGTCATAGGTAGGATCAGCACCCAAGTTTACGACGACATTTACTTCCTCCACAGGTTTCGTTGAAAGAAAGGATAATGTTGTAACGGGGTCCGTGGTCACTATTTGATAGTCGTTTGAAAAATCAACAGTCTGAGCCGCCCCTGTTGTTGTACTCGCTACTAGGTCTACACCTTTGTTTTCCAGTACATATGCAGTAGTTGCAATCTGTGTGGTACTGGTGCCTGCCGTCGCAGTTGGGGCGGTGGGGACGCCTGTCAGAGCTGGGGAAGCCAGAGGAGCTTTGGCATCAAGCGTAGCCTGCAAGGTGTTAACGTCCGATATGTCAAAGTTTGCCCTACGACTTTGCAACAGAGTTGAGAGATTAGACATTATACGTCTCCTGTATTTGTAGCGGGGAAGGCTCTACCGTCGCCCCAGATTATGCGAACTGCGC